ATCAATGGCATCCTAGGTTTGAAACTATCCCTGGTGGCTATAATAAAAGTTTTCAACATTTCTGCTGGAATACCGATAATAATATTATCTACTGTAAAAATGGATTAAAAGTGTTAAAATAACAATATACGGGCTAAGGAAAAAACTATGGACTATAAAGATATAATCAAGGACAAGAGATTAGCTAAAATTGAACTAGATAAAGAAACTGCACTTGCTAACGATGTCAAAGATATATCTACTACACTCAAAAGTCCTATTGATGTTGTTGTTGGTAATATTGACTTTAATAAATTATCAGAGGCTATTAGTTCTATCTCATTTGCCAAAGGTGAAAATGGAGAACCAGGAAAAAATGCATATACTCCAGTTAAGGGAAAAGACTACTACACTGCAAAAGAGATAAAAGACATATCTGCTAATATATTAAGTAAGATTCGTGTTCCCAAAGATGGAAAAGACGGAAAGACTCCAATAAAGGGAGTTGATTATTATACTGATAAAGAAATAAAATCAATAATAAACGATGTTATTAAACAGATACCTATACCTAAAGATGGTGAAGATGGAAAAGACGTAGAAATTGATTATGAAAAATTAGTTAAAGATGTAGTTAATAAAGTTCCTAAACCAAAAGACGGATATACACCACAATTAGGAATAGATTATTTTAATGGTCAAAATGGTCGTAATGGTTTGAATGCTCACGAATATTATCTACCAATGGCTAAACCTGATGTACTTGGTGGAATTAAACTAGGCACAGGCTTAACAATAGATGAACAGGGTGTAGTTAGTTCTTCAGGTGGCTCTGGAACTGGCGTAGTTGAAACTATTGTTGCTGGAACTAATGTAACAGTTGATTCCACTGACCCTGCTAATCCAATTGTTAATTCTACTGGTGGTGGAACAACTAACCACGCTGCATTATCTAATCTAGCATACTCAGATAGTGGACATACTGGATTTCAACCTGCTGGAACTTATTCAACTGATATACATTCTAATATTACAGCACTGAATGCTGTTACTAATACCAATACTGGTGATAACGCTACAAACTCACAATATAGTGGTCTATCATCAAGTAAACAAAATACTATAACTCTTACCACAGTCGGAACTTCTGGTGCTTCAACATTAATAGCAGATACTCTTAACATCCCTCAGTATACAGCTGGAGGTGGTGGCGATGTTGTAGCCCCTGCAACTAATACGGACTCATACATACCTCAATGGAATGGTGCTAATTCTAAGACTTTGAAAGATGGTCTAGCCGTACCTGCTGGTGGATTAGCTGGAATTACAGCCCTTAACGCAAAATTAGATTCTAATACAGCAATAACAGGTGCAACTAAGACAAAAATAACATATGATACTGACGGACTTGTAACAAGTGGTGCGGATGCTACTACAGCAGATATTGCAGCTTCAACAAATAAAAATTATGTTACTGATGCACAACTGACAGTAATAGGTAATACATCTGGAACTAACACTGGTGATCAAACATTAAGTGGTTTAGGTGGTGTACCTACTTCTAGAACAGTAAACACAAAAGCATTGTCTTCTAATATAGTCTTAACTCCAGATGATTTAGATGATACAAGTACAACCCATAAATTTGTATCAGCTGCTCAACTTACAACTATTGGTAATCAATCAGGCACGAATACAGGAGACTCATCCTCTATCCCAATAGGTTATTTAGATACTGATGGTACACTTGCTGGTAACTCTGATGTAAAAGTATCATCTCAAAAAGCAGTTAAAACTTATGTAGATAATCTAGCCCTCGGTCTAGTAGCTAAACCATCAGCTCACACTGCAACAACAACAGTATTACCATCTAACATTTATAACAATGGATCATCAGGTGTAGGAGCAACTCTAACAGCTGTTTCAATCGGTGTCTTAACCATAGACGGTGTAGCAGTAGCTTTAAATGACTATGTCTTGGTTAAAAATGAAGTTTTAGGATATACCAATGGACTTTATGTAGTTACAACAGCAGGAGCAGTAGGAGTGGCTTATGTTCTTACTCGTGATATAACAATGAACCAATCAACAGAGTTTTCTAACTCTCTAATTGTAGTTGAGGCTGGTACTGCTAATACTGGAACTTTGTGGCTCTGTACAAATAACGGTTCAATTACTGTTGGAACTACAGTAGTAACTTTCCAAAATATACCAACAGCAGGAGCACCGATAGCTGGAACTGGTATCTCAGTAACAGGCAATACTATTTCTATAGATACCTCAGTAACGGCAAACCTTACTGGAACTCAAACAATGACTAATAAAACATTAACTGCCCCCGTTATTGGTGCGGCTACTGGCTCAGCCTCACTCAACGTCTTGAGGGCTGGTGACACGATGTCTGGTAACTTGGTAGTTGACATCTCCGCTGCAGGGCAATATCCACTTGACATTAAAAAGGCGGGTGTATCTAAGTTCTCCGTTACAGGAGACACAGGCGATATAACACTAGCTGGAACGGTCAACGCATCATCAGGTTACCGTATGACGTCGTTTGGTGCTTATTTAGGCGTACTATCAGGTAACCGTTGGGTATTCAATAACGGCAATTTAACCTCGTATTCAGCAGCTAATAATCCTACCCTTATTATCAATGATTCGGGCGGTATGACGTATATTGGTGATTCAGTAGTAACGGCGTCCTCTACCAATACCCTAACTAACAAAACCCTAACTTCTCCTAAGATAAACGAAGCAGTCGCATTAACTTCTACTGCGACAGAACTTAATATCTTAGATGGGGCAACCCTAACCACAACAGAACTAAACTATGTTGATGGGGTTACCTCGGCTATTCAGACACAGATAAACGCTAAAGCCACAGGAACATTACCAGTAAAAGCAATCGGTACAGAGGTAAATACTGGCACAGATGACGCTAAGTTCTTAACTTCTAAGTCGGTTGCAGATAGTTTCTTGGGAGTACAAGGTGGATGGTCAACACTACCTAATGGGGCGTATAATGACGCTAGTTCGTTGATATTTGAACCTGGAGTTATATCAGGTTTATTAACAAGAGGAATGAAGATTAAATTAACCGATGCTTCGACTACAAAATACTTTTCGATAACTGTTATAACAACTGATGGTGGAAGCCATAACATAGTGTTTTTGAATGGTCAAGGTGGTACAACATTAAGCGGTGGTACAATCACTAATTCATTTTATTCGGTACACGGTTCGCCACAAGGATTTTCAACATATAATTCAGTAAATATAGCACCTGGCACTTCAGGTAATATAATGCAGAGTGATGGGACTAACTGGGGGAGTAATAGTCAACGTTCTCAAGTTGGTGATATTATTATGTCATTACGTACTACTCCTGGGACTAACCATTTATTTATGGCTGGTGGTACATACAATAAGGCAGACTATCCTTTGTTGTGGGCGTTGCAAGGGTCACACCCAGCCTACTTCTCCTCAAGTGCATCAACTACCTTTACTCTAGCCGATATGAGACAAAAAGTTCCTGTCGGTAAGACGGCAACAGGTACATTTACAGCACTTGGTGCTACTGGTGGTGAAGAAACCCATCTATTGACTACTCCTGAAATCCCAGCTCACGCACACACGATAAGCGGTTTCGGTAATACCTACAACATAAGCACAGGAGTAACTTCAACCACAGCCATATTTAGTGGTTCGTTAGCAACTGGTAATACTGGTGGCGGTGGCTCTCATAATAACCTCCAACCTTACATAGTAATAAATTATGAAGTAGTAGCGTTATAGGTTATTAATATAAAGGATAAATATGACAAAATTAAACGATTACAATTCATAATAAGTATAGATAAATTACTTATTTTACTGTATAATACAAATATCACGGGCATTTGGAGTAACCAAATTGAGCTACACTACTGGATCAATCGTAACACGTGTGCAACAGAGGATTAGGGATACTGGTTACTCTAGCACTGAAATAAAAAGTTATATTAACGATACCCTAAATGATATTTATAACGAATATCGAATTAGGTTTATGGAAGATACCCAGGACTACACTTTGGTGGTTGGAACTGCTGACATCACTAATGGTGCAGGATTACCCACTAACTATGTCCAAGCACTAGATATTCTTATTAATATAGGTACTGGTACAAAACTGAATTATATTGAAGCAAAAGATATAATGGACACTACTGCATCTGGAGTTCCTACTTGCTGGTATATCTATGAGAACACGATTAAAGTATTTCCTGTTCCCACTACTACTTACACAGTTACTTTAAGATACTATAAAAAACCTACCGAACTAGATGCTGATGCTGGTGTTCCTGAATTACCTAGCGAGTTTCAAGAAGTACTTGTAGTTGGTGCTGCTTACAGAGTTATGCAAGTTAAAGATAATTATGATCAAGCCGCTATCCTCCAAAATAAGTATGACGAACTATTACAAAAGTTAGTAGTAAAATATAGTCAATCACAGGTTGCAACGCCAACTAGAATGAGGATAAACAGATATGGTATGGGCCAGAAGAGCTTCTAAAATAGTACCACCAGTAGGTAGCCGAACAACTACCTACGAAATCAACGATTATAGTATGGGTTATAACTCATTTCTTTCTAATGATAAGTTCCCAGTAAAAGATGGGGGTTCTAACCTTTGGAGATTAGCACAAGATGCTCGTATTAACACATTAGGTGAATATGGTACTCGTAAAGGTGTAGATTTTTATTCCTCGGCGGCGGGTTCAACCCAAGATGACACTATAGTCTCGACCACTGGTGCATCAAGTGCAACTTTTAATACTACTACTAGATTGGCACAAGTATTTACTTCAACTGTTGCAAAACGACTTAATAAAATAGAACTTAATCTTAAAAACGATGCTGCTGCGACTGGAACGGTGATGGTTGAAATTTGGAGTAGTATTTCTAGCAAACCAGGCGTATTACTTGCTACTTCATCAATACCTGCTTCATCTATTATAACTACTTATTCATACTTAACAGTTAGATTTGCTGAAGCACCACTATTGTCTGCAACTGATTATTGGATTGTAATTTACGTTCAAGCAACAGGCACAGGTTCATATAGTTGGAGTGGCACAACTGCCGAAACTACAGCTTTAACATCAAGTGATTCAGGCACGACTTGGACTACAACTACTTACTCGCTTAACTTTAAAGAGCATTACGCAACTGATGGTGGTGTATTAGGGCTTCACAGGGCATATAAGACCGATGGAACAAAAGTAACACTATTTGTGCAAGGAACAGTGCTTTACTCAGTAAACGACACTACGGGAGCTTTAACATCAATTAAAACTGGTCTTAATGCAAGTGCAACTAAATACCGATTCGTTACAGCAGATGATATTGTATATTATGTGAACGGCTATGACGGATTACGAAAGTGGGACTTCACGACTGAATCACAAGTCAATGCTACTAACTACTCACATATTGCAGTACATAAAGGGTTATTATTCTTAGTTCCTGTATCAGACCCAACAGCCGTAGTTTACTCAAACTTCTTGGAGTATGAAGTGTTTACTTCAACTGATTCTACATATACTGGTTCACCAAAAACTGGTGACCAAATTGCTGCTCTAAAGTCACTCAACGGATATATGATAATTCAAACCTTAAATAATAAGTTTATTCTTTCAGGGACTGATACCGCTACATTTACAACAGACGAAGCCCCAGATCAAAAGGGTACATATACTCAAGAGACTATAGATTCAGACGCTAACTTCATTTATTATCTAGCAGATGATGGAGTTTACCAATCTAACGGTTCAGAAGCTAAACTATTGAGTTCAGATATTTATCAAGAGATTGTAGACCTACCTAATAAAGATAAATGTACTTTATGTGTTAATAAGGGTCGACTGTACTTGTGGACAACTCCATCGGCTGAAACGTCTAACTCGAAATGCTATGTTTTCTCACTGAACTATGGTGATAATGGTGGTACGACTGAAAGTTATGATACTAATGCGTTTGTAAGTCGTGCATTTAACGCTTTTAGAGATGACGATAAACTTATTGTAGGCAGTTCACGACTTGGACAAGTATATTACCAAGAATTAAGTTCTAACGACTACTCTAACTTAGGTGGACTTATCAACTTT